CTCATTATGAGATACCCTAATTTTTACCTGGTTTTTAAGTAGGCATCTAGTAAATTTATGATATTTGCGGTTCCTACTGGATTCGCACTATGCACGTTGAATTCAAAATCAGCAGGTATAATATTATAAGTAAGATCCTGGTCTACAAGCCATTTTGCAAAATCATATCCAGTTTTAGCATTCTCATCACCTAAGTCGTGATCGAAACTAATATAAACTGGACAGCCGTTGTGTGTAACTATACTTACTGCTTCATCGTATGTACGAGCCAATAACCAACCCGGCGTATTCTTAAAGCCGGATCCAAAATGTGCTGGAACTCTTATATCGTCAAGATACAGCTTATACCTCACAACCAACTCCTATTAAATCACTTTAATATAGAATTTGTTAGTTTAGACATATGCTCATGTAAGTTATTTTCTCGGCCTAACTGCCTTTCAAAAGCTGCGTTCAAAAATTTTGACGAAAGTGCTATGTCTTTAACAAAATCCTCATCAACAATATTTATATTATTTCGCATAGCGACACCGCCTATTGCATCAACACATTCTTGAACTAACTTTTCTGATTTATTATTCATACTATTATAATAACAAAAAACTTATAATTGTCAATGATAAGCCAAAAAGAAAGGACGTTGTTTCCAACGCCCTCTCATCAAGTGGTTGAGTATTTTTCCTAACCTAATTCACCGAATGTTAATACAATATTAGCAAGTATTTCCTTTATCGTTCTTATTAAACTCTTAACAACACTCATCCACGTATATATTTATAAATTTATAATATATTCTCATTTGTAAGTATGTCTAAATCGGCATTTGAAAGGGCAACATTTGAACTAACATTTAACTCAAGAATATTTTCACTTATAACTACTCTTTCTCTTCGAAAATCCGACAACTTTGTTTTATATTCTTCATACCCATTACGAACTAATTTTTCATATCTACTAATAAGTGTATTAAGTTGTACTCGTTTTGTTAATAGAGTACTAACACCTGTTTCAACATTTGCTTTGCCTACTTTATCTCGCAAACTATACAACACCGACTCTAATTCTTCTACCCGAGTTAACCGTTCTGGTAATTCATTTGATAACTCAGTATCTAAATTTATATCATTAATAGCCTGACGAATTTGCTCCTGTAAAGTAGCGGCTTTGCGTAAATTAATGCTCATTACAATTCTCCTTTACAATATATTACTATTATACATATAGATAATTCACTTGTCAAGAAAAATTATCCATTTCTATTACTTATTCGGATTACCATAAAACATATTGATTTCGGAGTCTTCGAGACCAGCAACTCGCAACTTAACAATATTATTAATTTGAAACTGCTTGGCCTCCAGTGCTTTTAACACGCCAAGAAATTGATTCCGCAATAAACCAAACTCGTTAATAAGTTCTGTTTGGTCGACAATCACTTGTTCACCATCAACATATGCTGATGCATCGCGAGAACTTAATTGCCTGTTATACTTTTCTAAATACATTCTAAAAGTTTGTGCTCGTAACTTTCTTAAATGTATATTTAAATGTTCCAGAATTGCTTCAATTTCTTGCAATTCAGAAAAACGTAATTGTACAATTGCTGGAATAGCACTTGCGGCTTTTTCAATACTTCCAGTAAATTTAATTTCATTACGTGCTATAGCTAACTGTCCTTCATAATGATCTATACAATCAGGAAGGGCGGCTATACTTTCAACTACCTGTTGATACCAACTTGCCATTAATATTCGTCTTCCTCGTCGTCATCTTCTTCTAAATAGTCATTTAATGCCTTAGCAAGATGTGAATCCAATGTATCACAGTCTCGCAATTCTTCAATGTCACCATTTGTATCATAGAAATCTACAATACTATATGCGGCATCTGCTCTTTCCTTTTGTGGAATATATGATTTTAAAATATTCCACATTTCTACTATTATATCAGGATTAATATCCATCAATTACCTCCATACTCATAGCAATAACGGATATTTACCTAATCCTCCTCAATTTCTTCTAATACAGATTCGTCTTCGACTGTTTCAAGTACTACTCCTTCACCTTGTTCTTTTAAAATAATAGGCAATGTGTCTGCATTCCACCCTTTCCTGAAATACATATGTTCCTCACCTGCTTTATCAATATATTTTAATCTATTGCCTTGCTTAACAAGGACACCAGATTTTTCAAACATATCAACTAATCCACTGTAAGGACTCATACCTGTCTCATATGGAATCTCAACTTGTACTGATTCAAATGGTTTTGAAAAGCGACTCTTCATTACTTTACAAGCCGCTCTAATTCCTAAAACATCAGAAACCTTATTACCATCTGCATCAACCTTAAGTTTCAATTTCCGCATAGCAACAACAATAGAACTTGCATACACAAATCCTTGGCCGCCTGATATTTTATCATCTGGGTCAAACATATCTTGCGAAGCATATGTGTGATTTGTAACTATAAATCCAATTGGGTATGGAGCAATATTATTAACTGTATTACGAATCAATGCTGTAAGTGCTTTAGGTTTGCGTCCTAAATCACCTTTTAAATCACCTGCTTCAAACTGTTTAATGTCAGTCGGTGATAACAACATACCTAAACTATCAATAATAATTACTACTTTTGGACAATCTTCATACTCACTGCCTTCATTTTCATCGCGATAACCTTTGAGAAACTCTGATAATGTCTTAGCAACACTATCAATCATAGATACATTAATTTTTAGAAGTTTATCTTCACTTGTATCTACACCGAGTGCTTCTAACCAATCAGTATCCAAAGCATTTTCACTATCCATCATAACAACAAAGCAACCAGACTCTTGTGCCGCCCGGGCCAAATTACCACTCACAACTAAACTTTTACCTGAACCAGATTCTCCAGCAAACATTGTTACCTTACCAAGCGGAACGCCTTTATAATAGTCTCCGCTAATAAGATAATTTAATGCATAACTGCCAGTATGAATCCAATCTTTAGGATCATTAAATCCTAGACTCAAGCCGTCTATATTTTTTGTTAAACTTTTTCTTAACTTTGAAAAGTCATACGGTTTTACCATTATCTATCCTCCGTGAAATAAGAGGGGGCGAACCCCCTCTTGTATATTTTCAAGCCGACTCTGTTTCAGTCTTTTTACGATTACGAATCATAGCAAGAATTTCATCTGCACTTTTGCTGTTAGATGTATCCTCACTAACTGTTTCTGTTACAGTTTCTGCAACAGTTTCAGTTGTATTGTTTGTTGTAATCGGTGCTGGTTGTGCTTGAGCAACTTGTGTAGTTTCAGTTTTCGATGATGCTGAAACACCAAACGGACGATAATAATCACTCCATTTTTCTGGGTCGTACAGTTCACCATCTACTGATGCCTGAAACATATCATAAATTACTTTTACATCATCAGCCGATGGCCGCTTTGGAAGATAATCACTTAATGTAAACAAACCATGTGTAGTAATTGCTTCTGCTTCTTCTTCAGTTAAACCACGTTCTCGACGTGCCCAATTTGAAGTTGAATAATCGGCATACTGACCTTTCTGTGTTTTCGTAAGACGAAAATCAGTACCACTTGCATAATCAGTAGGTAGATTTTCCATTTCAGGATCCATTAATGCCGCTTTAATAATCTTATAAATCGAAGGATTTATAACAAAACGTCTAATAGGATTCTCTGGTGTTGCATCACCTTCCAATGGATTGTTTACAACAAATCCTTGAAAGATGTATGAACGCTTTTTCCAATACTTACGCCCAATGTCCTCAAGTGCTGGATCTTTAAACCATGGACGGATTTCTGCATGTACTGGGCAAGTTTCGCCCCACATCTCTACGCACGGTACATTTACCGTAACTGGTCGTGCTTCATCCTGTCCTTTTACACCCGGAAAAGGCATACGAATCATTTGGCGCTCTTGCCAAAAGAATGTGTTGCTTTCGTCCCCATCGGGAAGAAAACGCATCGTTGCCGTAGTATCGTTTGGGATATTCCAAAACGCATAAATTGCGTTATCTGTTTCG